TACTGATGCTGCGTAGGACACTCCGCAAGGGTAAAGCACCGGAACAACCAGAGCAACCGGGCGAATAAGTTAGAGATAGTTAGGAGATAAAGAAGATGCGACGATGCAACGAATGCGGAAACTCGGTAGAAGATACAGACAAGATGTGTACGGCTTGCCGGTTGGCAGAATGGCGACACTTCCAGACATTGGAAACGAATCGTAGGAATAGGCAGAATGCGCTGGATGCTAACCGGGCTGCATACCTTGGACGTAAGAAAGCCATCAAGGACAGCATCAAGGCTGGTGTTATTACTGCGCTGACGGTTCTCCTGTTCTTGATGTTGGTTTCTGCTACCCGTGATGCCATCCGCTATGAGTGGGAGACAAAGCCAGCAATGCTCAAAGCTAACGGTGTCAAGTGAGATACCTGAGCGTGTGTAGCGGTATTGAAGCCGCAAGCGTTGCATGGGAGCCCCTCGGCTGGGCTCCTGTTGCATTTGCTGAGATTGAAAAGTTTCCTTCCAAGGTGTTAGCGCATCACTATCCTAGAGTGTCTAACCTTGGTGACATGACAAAGTTTAGGGGGTGGGGTATTGAACGAGGTGCAGTTGATCTTCTTGTGGGAGGAACTCCCTGCCAGTCCTTTAGTGTTGCCGGACTCCGCAAAGGGCTTGATGATCCACGAGGAAACCTTGCCCTCACCTTCATTTCAATGGTTGACTACAACCGCCCAAAGTGGGTTATCTGGGAAAACGTCCCCGGTGTTCTGTCCAGCTCAGGAGGACGGGATTTTGGTTCCTTCCTCGGGGCGCTGGGGCAACTCGGGTATGGGTTCGCCTACCGAGTGCTTGACGCTCAATACTTTGGAGTGCCCCAGCGAAGGCGTAGAGTCTTTGTTGTCGCACATTCTTCAGGGGACTCAAGACGTGCCGCAGAAGTATTATTTGAGCCAGAAAGCCTGCGAGGGGATTCTCAGAAGGGCAACCGCAAGGGGCAAAAGTCTACCTCCAGCCCTGCATCAAGCGTTGATGCAAACGGCATCCAAAGAACAGTAGGGACGCTTTGTGCTGATACGCATCCCGGTGCTTACTCTGGTCAAGATGCCTATACAGGAAGGCTTGTACCTGTGATGTATGAAAACCATCCGAATGATTCTAGGATAACCGCCCCTGTTGATCCAAGTCCTACTGTAGCTGCACGGTGGGGTACAGGTGGCGGTAATACACCACTGATAGCCCATGAATTCAAAATACGAGGTGGTTGCGAAGGTGGAGGTAAAGGATATCTAGGCACAGATGAAAAGGTGTTTACATTATCAACCACACAAGACCAATGGATAGCACAAGCGTTCAATCATCAATCAGGTGGTGATATGCGTGGCATTGATCTACGGGAATATCCACAACTGCAAGCACATCAACAAACATCTGTATTGCACGGCATGGCAGTACGGCGGCTAACACCGACCGAGTGTGAACGCCTTCAAGGATTCCCCGATGGATACACTGACATCATGCCAGAGACTCCAGACGGGCCAAGATACAAGGCACTCGGTAACAGTATGGCTGTACCTGTCATGCGCTGGATAGGCTCTAGGATTGCACTTGCCACCAAGTAAGGCAAGCATACGGCAGACGCTCCGGACCCTATCGAGGACACCGGAGCGTTTACTGTCTCACGACGAGATGGTTTTACTGCACAGTGGATGGAAGCACGGCATCATGCAGACCGAATGCCTAGATGCTATGGTGCGCCACAATATGGGCTTCATCAGGGATGTTTGCAAAGTCATCAAGCACAAAGAACACTTTGTGGATGCTTGCCAGTACTGCGTTGAAGGTGTCATACGGGCAATCGAAAAGTGGGAGCCTGAACGAGGGCTAAGGTTCTCTACTTACGCTCATCCGTGGATCTACCAGAAGCTCAGACGCTATCAAAGCAACCAACTTAGAACAATCCGTATAGCCGAACACGCTGTAGTGAAGTGGCATAAACTCCGCAGATTCTACGTGTTGTTAGAGTTGGAACTAAAGCGCCCACCAACCGATGCGGAACTCTCCGAACGCTCAGGGATGACCATAGAGACCATTGAGATGTGCAGGACGGCTCACGGCTTGGAGCCTGTATCGATGCATCACGGCATACAAGGCACTGACCTTGTTCTGTACGAGTCTGCTGTTTTTGGTACAACCCAGAGCGCAGAGGATGAGTACTTTGATGGCGTGGAAGATGGAAGCGCAATGGATCACTTATCTCGCCTTGATGACGAAACTCGGCAGATGGTTGTTTTGCATCTTGGCTTAGATGGGCGTGTTCCGCAGACAATCCACATGATAGCCAGTAGATACCGATTACCGCCTGTAATCGTCAAACAAAGGCTCACAGAGGCTATTGCAGAGTTGAGGAAGAACATTGAGACATCTAGAGGATAAAGAACAAATAGCCTTGATTACTTGGGTGCGTCTGATGGAATCAAAGCATCCCGAACTGGCTACCTTGTACCACTGCCCTAACGGTGGGCATCGTGACATCCGTACAGCTGCTAAGTTCAAAGCCATGGGGGTACGCGCTGGTGTCTGGGACATTTTCCTGCCTTGCCCAGCACCCGGACTCTTTGTTGAAATGAAGGCTGGTAAAGGCAGGCTTACACCGGGGCAGGTGTCCTTTAGAGACTCCTTGCTACCGTACGGATACACTTTCGTGGTGGCTTATAGTTGGGTTGATGCTGCCAAGGCTATAGGGAGTCACCTTGGGTTTGAGGTTGATGTATAATCTTTTGTCGATCTAATCGGCTGCTCATGTGATGGAGTAACTACCCGCCTTGCACGTCCTCTGCATGGCGGGTTTTCTTTTGATGTATAATGTTGGTGAACCTATCCTTCAAGGTTTGGCTTTGCCAGCCCCCGGCTGATCCCCGGGGGTTCCCTGAGGTAGGTATCTTGAAGGAAAACATAGGTACACATCATGGCTATGCCAGCCACTGATGCCGTTCAGGCTATTTCATTCCTGAGGCATCTTTTTAAACCGTACACTGACGGCTTTATCGAAATCCGTCCGCTCTCCAAACACAAGCCCCACGCTAACCGGACAACCTACAGGCTCCCTGAGTGTCTCAAGGGTGAAGCCGGGCAGGCACTGAGCCAGCACATCATCAGCCTTGCTATGCGTGGCTACGATGTTTATGTAGGTGTATGTCCGAGGGTTGCTCCTGAAGGTCCCGGACGCAAGCTCGGCAAGGATGCCATTGAGCAGGTTGGGGCAATGTGGGTAGACCTTGATGCGAAAGTCCCCGGCAGTTGTAAAGAAATACTTGATAACTGTGACATCGTAGTTTCTACCGGCAATGGCTGGCATGGCTACAAGATAGCACCTAAACCCGCACGGGTAAGTTCCGCTCGTGACCGTGCAAACATTGAAGCCAAGGTCAGAAGTTTCGCCAATACATTGTTGGTTGGAACCGATAACGTATCGAATGTAGATCGCATCCTGAGAGTTCCAGGCACCATAAATTGGAAGGATGTTGAAAACCCTAAACCAGTCCAGATGTTGAAGGGTGGAGGCATCAAACCAACCTACAAGGAATCTTTGATAGTTGCCGAGTTTGGCGATGCACGGCTTGATGCTTTGCTTGCATCCGCTAAGGCTGGAGAACTTGGGCACGTTGTGCCGATGATACGCCACGCTTCCGGACGCTATACAGGATGCTTAGATACATTCTTCCTTGAACTTGAACAGGCTTGCATTTATTCAAAGGCTGATGCAAGATGGTCATTCCTTTTGGCTAACGTCCGGCAAGACTTACCGGAGATGATGGAGCACTTCTTTGGACACTAACGATTTCTGGGATATCCCCCTTGTACCGGATGCAAAGCCGGAGCGTAAAGAGCGCCAACCGGGTGAGCCTTCAGGTGATGGCACACTTGCAAAGCTTTATCAAAAGCATCCTGAGGGTGGCGGTCCATACGGTGGCAGAGATAATGCCATCACCGCTTACGTCGGATACCTGCGGAGCACTGGTATCGATTATGATGGCGGGCTTGCTGCTGCTCTTTCGTTCAATAAGAACTGGTTAGATCCATCGTTAGAAGAATGGGAAGTCAGTGAGAAAGTAGGACGTGCATGGGCAGAATGGTCGCTCAGTGTCCGTGAGATGATGACCAAGGAACTAGCCGTAAAGCAGTTACTTGCCGATCGTGCCAAAGCACTAGAGCCAAAGCAAGCACGGAAAAAGAAAGTTCCGTGGGACTGGGACAGGTTACAGGAAGAAGCCGCCAAGAGCCGAGACACCGAGTGGATAATCCCTCACGTCATAGCCCGTCAAGCCATTCACTACTTTGCTGGTCCACCTAGTAGTGGTAAGTCATGGATGGCAGCTGACCTTGTTCGGGCCTCACAGTGCGCTGGTAACTGGATGGGTATTGCCCCATGCGTAAAATCCAACGTGCTATACGTCAATGAAGAGATGGGTGTAGGTGAATACAATAATCGTTTCCACCTGCTCTACCCTGAAGCCTGTCGTGGTCTTCATTCATACGTCAATGAAAACATAAAGTTCACGGATCCTGATGACCTTGAAGACATCATAGACGCGGTGAAGGAAAAGAATATTGACATCGTGATTGTTGATACTTTTGTCCGGGTCCACAACCTTGATGAAAACAGTAACTCGGAAATGTCCCAACTTTACCAACACTTCAAGCGTGTTACGGATGCAGGAGCTGCGCTCGTGGTTCTACATCATGCCCGTAAGGGCGCTACAGGCTCACTCGGGCACGAAAGTATGCGAGGGGCTGTAGAGATAGCAGCGCAGGCAGAAACCGTGCTGTCAATCGAAAACAAGATGGGGCACTACACCGTCAAGACCGTGAAGCAAAGACGTAGCCCTTTTGAAGACCAGCTGAACTTTGAGTTCAAGATTCACGCCAACGCTCCAAACGATTTAGAGATAAAGCGCATTGATATTGCCACCGAAGAAAAGACACTGGATCAAGCCATCTTGGACTACATCGGAGAGAATCCGGGACAGACAAGCCAGCAGATAGCCGATGGTGTCAAGAAGCGTAAAACCGACGTAGTGAAGGCACTGCAAGGGCTTGAAGATGAGTCCATGTTGAACGTCATGAATGGACAGAGAGGAGCCAAGTTCTATAGCCCACATAGTATGTTCTAACCTGTTCCCTGACCTGTTCCCACGACCTGTTCCCTTAAGAATATGTAATTGGGAACAGGTGATAAATCCCCCCTCTCTCTCAGACTCTCTCACCCCCCAGCCGAGAGGGCTGGAGGGGTAATCAGAAGGGCAAAACCGTTCCCCCGCTTGATGCGGGGAACGGCATTGCCAAGAAGAAAGAAGACCTAAATATGAACATTGCAGAGCGTTTGTTTTCAAAGACTATCCCAACCCCTGCTGGTTGTATGCAGTTTGTAGGGAAGGTTACAAAAGATGGCTATGGCTCATTGAATGTCGCAGGGAAATCTATATCAACACATCGCATTTCATATGAGATTGTTTATGGATCAATCCCTGATGGCTTATGTGTTTGCCACCGTTGCGATAATCGATTGTGTGTAAATCCATTTCATCTTTTTGCAGCAACACAAAAAGAGAACATGGCTGACATGAGACGTAAAGGGCGAAGCCTTACGGGAGAGAAACACCCAAGGGTCAAACTTCAACCATGGCAAGTATTAGAGATACGTGAACGTTATGCCTTTGGCGGTGTGTCACAAACAAAGTTAGCAGAAGAATATGGCATTGGCGATACTCAGGTATGGCGCATAGTTCACGACAAAAAGTGGAAACATCTGCCAAAAATAAAGGTTTGACAGTATCCCCTTGGTGGGTATATAGTTTGCATGGCAATAGTGCCGTGAATAAGCCGGATGGCTTGAAGGAGTAAAGATGGGATTTTTTGCACAGCATGGTTCGTACAGCGAAGGCAACGGTAAAAAGTTTGCAGTAGCTGAAGCAGGTATCTACACCTGTGCCTTGGTTGACATTGAAGCAGTACAAGGCAAGTCGTTTGATGATCCATCGGTACTTGAACCAAACTACAAGTTTGTGTTTGAGACAACCGAGGTTGGTGACGATGACGGGCAACCCTTCCGGTTCGTGCAGTTCACCAAAACAGCCTATGGTAATGACAAGGCTAAACTGACTATCCTGCTCGATTCCATGGTTGGTAAGCACATGGACCGCAACGAGTATCAAAACCTCGACATCAACGCCCTCAAGGGCAAACAGTGGCAGGTTGTCGTTGGTACTCGCCAGAAGATGAATGGCGAACTCGGTAACTTTATCGAAACCGTAAAGCCTGTAAAGGTTGCAGCTACAAAGCCATTGCGAAAAGCTGTACCTACCGCTGACATCACCGATCCATTCGAGGACTAATGCGACAACACTACACGGTCGGCACACTTGATGCCTTGGCAGTAATCGAAGACTGGGGGCTGGACTTTGTATCCGGCTCCATAGTCAAATATCTACAGCGCCAAGAGCATAAAGGGCAGGCAGAACAAGATAGGTACAAAGTACTCTGGTACGCAGCCTATCTGGTAACACGCTGCAGGGAGTATGCCGATCGTGTAGTTACAGATGCCAAGGAGATAAGAGAATGACAGGAATAGAAGCGTTACAAGCAATCAAGGACGGACATAAAATCACACATAAAGAATGGTCTAACAACTTGTGGTTTTCAACAAAACAACCAGACACGAAAACAACATCAGGCTGTGCCATTCATGTAAGTAGCGGTGGCACACTATACGTCTCAACTGCAATGGACAAAGTATTGAAGCAGTGTGATTCACATTCTGTATTCGCATCTATTTTAGTGAATCTCGTTGTTAGAGATGACTGGGAGATTGTCGAATAATGGCAAGGCCTAAGTGCAGTATCGTGGAGTCACATCGAAAGCGTGACGTGGTACTGCAAAGATACGAGGAGCTTGTAGCAGAAGGGATGCGATGCCACGATGCAGCACGTACCCTTGGTTACAATCACACCACCATCAACTACTGGAAAAAGCAGATTCTAGACCAGAAGCGCATAGAGATACAGGCAGAAGTACAGACCATGGCAAACGGATCGTTTAGCGTAGCACTTGAAAAGTTACGCTCTGGCTACATGGTACGCAGGTCTGGTGCTGCTTGGTTTCTGCAACTCGTAGATAGCAAGATATGCCTATACTTGCTCGATGGTGCGGGTAACCGTAGATACAACAAGGTGGCATCCTTTGGATCCGCTGATGTCTTGGCGATGGATTGGGAGATTTTCGTAGGATGACAGACAACGAAGAGTTTGAAATCGTTGATGGCATTACCGCACTTCAACGAATAAAAGAAGACCCTGAATACTGGATAAGACCCGTGTCGTGGAACAAAGAATCCTACGTGGTTTTGCTAAATGACAATAAGCCGTTTTGTGCAAGGAACACTTGGTTTGATGGTCAACAAGCAGTAGAAGACATTATTCATTTACTTCTGAATGCACAATGGATTCTAGAACCAATCCTAGAAGATGGACCACCAGATGAAGTTTGAACTAGCATTTGAAGCCCTACGCCACGGCTACTGCATCACAGTGCAGGAAAACAAAGCGCTCTGGTACAGGTGGAATCAAAATCTACAATGCCTCGTTTGTTACATACACAAGATGCATCAGTCCTACAGCCTAGACATCCCGGTTGATCGCATCATGACAGACCGTTGGCAGGTGGGTGTATACATCGAAGGTAACTCACCGCTCTGGCTTGATACTGAAAACTGTTTCGATATCGAGCAGATCATGCAGTATGCCGAAATAGCAATGGAAGAACGTGAACAAAGATTGGCAGGCACTCTATGACAAAGCTAATCTGGATTACACCGGAAGCGGAGCAAGTTATCGGTTATTGCGCTAGGGTCTCCAACCCAGCGAACCAAGATAACCCAGACGTAGCCCGGTTGCTCTCCTACTGCATCAAGCACGGGCACTGGTCAATCTTTGAGATGGCTAGTATGTGCGTTGAAATCAAAACCACCCGTGCTATTGCTCCGCAGATTCTTAGGCATCGGTCATTCTCTTTTCAAGAGTTCAGCCAAAGGTATGCACAGGTCGCTGAGTTCCCCGTTCTGGGGCAGATGAGGCTTGCTGGTACAACTAACCGCCAAAGCTCACAACCGATGCCAGAACGGGGAAAGTTGGATGCCGAGATGCAGGCAGTCATCTTAGATGCTGAGCTTTCTGTATCTCGTGGCTACCATGCATACAATCAAATGATTGAAGCCGGTATCGCTGCGGAGACTGCAAGGATGGTACTACCGCTCTGCACTCCGAGCACCATGTATATGTCTGGCACGATACGGTCTTGGATTCATTACGTGCAGCTCAGAACGCAGGAAGATACGCAACTAGAGCATAGGGAGATAGCAGAGTCCATCAAGGCTTTGATGGTTGAGCACCTGCCGATCACAATGGGAGTAATAGGATGAGATTCGGAGATGTAGTACAAGCCTTGATGGCTGGTGGTGGGAACGCTGTATGGCGGGAAGACTGGGGAGGCTCAGTATTCCTGCGGTATTCCGAACTGTGGAATCTCTTTGAACTGTATGGACCTAAGGGACGTGTAACACAGCTGGAAGAACTTAGCCTATCCCCTGGTGATTTGTTTGCTAACGACTGGGCACTGGTTGCCATTGATCCACAGAGCGGACTGGTCAAACAATGATGACCTTTGCACTAGGTATTCTGCTGGGCGCTGGGTGCTTGGCTGTCTACAATGAGATGTACACAAGATGGTTATACGCTGATGTCAAGAGACGAGCGAAACAGCAAGGCATCTCAGACCGTCAAATGAAAGATGCCCTTGTATGGGCAGCAACAGAAGAAATTGAGGAGAGCCTAAATGCCAGCACAACCCGGAGCAGGTAGACCAACTAAGTACACGCCAGACACGGTAGAAAAGATTCTGGAGGCTCTGCGAGGTGGTAACACCCGCAGGGCTTCCTGTGCTGTTGCCGATGTTTCGCAAGACAGCCTAGCCCTTTGGCTTAGGACGTATCCCGAATTTGCGGAAGCAGTAGAAAAAGCAGAAGGTAAAGCCGAAGCCAAGATGGTTTCCGTTATTCGTGATGCTTCTGAAACGACATGGCAGGCTGCTGCATGGTGGCTTGAACGTAAGCACAAAGCCGAGTGGTCTACTAGGGTAGAGCAGACCGGCGCAGACGGTAGCCCAGTAAAGGTAATCGTGGAATATGCCGATGGTAAAAATTAGTTTTCATGGGGTCATTCCTACCCGTGCTACCAAGTACTCGGCAGGTTATGATCTACGCTCACCCGGTGACATCGTGATACCTGCTGGGGCTACTGTAGGGGTTGACACAGGAACATACGTATCTATGCCTGTTGACCTTTGCGTTCTAGTCTGTAGCCGGTCTGGTTTAGCCTTGCGTGGTCTTGCTGTTGCTAATGCCCCCGGCATTATTGATGCTGACTATACAGACACCATCAAGGTGCTACTGCATAACCGCACACAAGGTGACTGGGTGATTGAGGCAGGAGACCGAATAGCGCAGCTGGTATTTACGCCTTTCGTGGTTGGTGATGATGTTCCGTTAGATGAGCGCACAGGCGGGTTAGGTAGCACAGGTGCCTGACATTCGATTGGTTCTCCCTCGACCACATGAAGGACAAAAGGTAATACTGGCACAGGCAAGGCGATACAACGTCCTTGCCTGTGGCTGAGTAGGTAGACGCTTTGGTAAAACAACACTCGGTGGAAACCTTTTATCTGACCCTGTCCTAAAAGATGCTTTGCCATGCGCGTGGTTTGCACCTACCTACCGCTTGCTGGAAGAGGCATACAACGATCATAAGCGCATTTACCAGCCTGTTATCCGGCGAGCTGTGCAGACACCTGCACCACGTATCGAACTTATAACCGGGGCTGCTATTGATTACTGGACACTTGATGACCCTAGCACGGTAGCCCGTGGTCGTAAGTACAAGCGGGTCATCATTGACGAAGCCGCCATGGCTAGGCATCTAGAGCAAGCGTGGACTGAAGCCATCCGCCCAACCTTGACAGACTACAAGGGCGATGCATTCTTTTTATCTACGCCTAAAGGCTCTAACTACTTCAAGACCTTATACGGCATGGCTGGTGTAGATCCGGACTGGATGGCATGGCAGATGCCAACCACGGCTAATCCTTGGATTGACCCTACCGAAGTAGACAAGGCTGGGGAGTCCTTGCCGAGCATTGCTTTTCGGCAGGAGTACTTGGCAGAATTTGTGGATGCTGCGGGTGCTCGTATCAAGCGGGAATGGTTGCGCTACGGTGACTGCCCTGAAGGCTTGCCGACATACATCGGCGTTGACCTTGCCATCAGCACCAAGAGCGAGGCAGACTACACCGGGGTTGCTGTCGTCTCCCGTGGTGACGATGGCACGATCTACGTTAGAGACATCAACCGTACCCGTGCTGACTTTGCATCCGTGCTGCGCTTCATCGAATCCATGGCGGATAAATGGAAACCCACCATGATTGGCATTGAACAGGTGCAATATCAGGCGGCTGTTGTGCAGGAGCTTCTTAGGCGCACAAAACTGCCTATACGGGGCATCCGGCCAGATCGAGACAAAGTGACCCGCTTTGCGCCTCTAGAGGCCAGATACGAGCAATCACAGGTTATGCACTGCCAAGGGCTTCCGGCTTACTTTGAAGATGAGTTGCTATCCTTCCCGGTTGGTCGGCATGATGACGTGGTTGATGCACTGGCTTATGCTTGGCAGGTGTGCGGGTCGAAGCGTTCATGGGGTGCAGTCTAGTCCTGTGGGATACTAGGAGCATGGGTATCTTTGACCGCTTCCGAAGCAAAGCCGTTGCTAATCCTACGCAGGCACTACCACTGCCACTATCCCAAAGCCGTGATGTATACCTAACCGGCTATGGCTCTGGTCAGCTGCAATCCCTGCTACGTAGGGCGCTTCCGGGTAGCCACAAGGACTGGGGACAGGTTGCAGGTGACCTAGGGCTAAACTCCATCATTGCTTCCGGTATTGACTGGTATGTGCGGAACTGGGCTCAAGCCTTGCCACAGGTCATGCGGAAGGTAGACAGCCAACAAGCAGAACCTTTAGACACTCACCCGGTACTCAGTGTAATCGCTGAACCGATGCCCGGTACTGTCGGATCTCTTGTATGGGGCTGGGTGCTCCAAGACTACAAGCTGTTCGGCAATGCCTACCTACGCAAGGTACGCACTAGCCGTTCCGGTGTCCCTATCGGTTTGCAATACCTGCCACAAGACATGGTGCGCCCAGTCGGTAACGGCATCAACCCTTTGACCCACTACGTCTACACTACCGATGGACGCTCCTTTGATATTGCCATTGAAGACATGGTGCACATCCGGTATGGTCGTGACCCTTCCGATATTCGGTTAGGACGCTCCCCGGTTCAAGCCGTACTGCGTGAGATTGCCACCGATAACGTGGCATCGAGTGCTGCCTACGGTTTGCTAAACAATGGCGCTATGCCTAGTTTGATTGTCGGGCCGGATGCTAAAGACCAGAGCGTTGACCTTAGCCCAGATGATGCACGGCAGGTCAAGCGACAGTTGAGGGAAGACCTTACAGGCGATGGTGCTGGCGGTATCGTGGTTATGATGGGTCCATACAAGATGGACCGTGTCAGCCTTACGCCATCCGAACTTGCGTTAGACTCTGTACGCCGTGTTCCTGAAGAGCGTATCTGTTCGGCTATGGGGCTAAACCCAATGGTGCTGGGGCTTGGCTCTGGTCTTGAGCGTAGCACCTACAGTAACTTCGAGAGAGCCCAGCAGGCTGCATGGGAAGATGGCATGGTTCCTCTACTGCGTGCTATCTCGGACGCTTTGACGGTGTCCCTGCTTCCTGACTACTCGGAATCTGCCGAGGGTGATTACATCCAGTTTGACGTTTCGAATGTACGTGCATTGGCTGATGACCTACAGGCTGAAGCCGACCGTGCCGAAAAACTCTATAAGGCTGGAATCATTGACCGTGCTGAAGCAAAGCGCATCGCAGGTCTTGAAGCCGTGCCAGAGGACGAAGGGCAACTACACCCAACGGCAATCAGCGTAACAACTCAGCAAGATGCAACCATCCCAGCAAAGTCGTACGACATGAAGTTTGTACCGAACGATGGCATGGTTGAAGCAGCCCGCAGGGCTTTAGCTTGGAAAGAAGAAGGCAGGGACGGTGGAACACGTGTAGGTCTTACCCGTGCTAACCAGATCGTAAACGGTGAGAAACTCAGCGAAGACACGATACTGCGGATGTACTCCTTTTTCTCACGGCACGAAGTAGACAAGGAAGCCGAGGGGTTCTCCTCTGGTGAAGAGGGTTTTCCATCCGCTGGGCGTGTAGCCTGGGACTTGTGGGGCGGTGATGCTGGCTATGCTTGGTCAACCAGACTACGCAACAAGATACAAGGCGAAGAGTCCAAGAGCATCGATTGTTGCACTCCGGGGGTAGTGTACAAGAGCCACCCTTTTTACGGGTACGAGCTGGAGATCAGCTCAAACGAGTAAACGATGGCACGGCTAGAATCTATGCCGCTTCCCAGAAGTTCAGGAATGACCTTCTGGAGCGTGAAGGCGTAGCCATCAGCCGTATGCAACGTGCATACAAGGCAGCAACCAAGGCCAGTATCGATGAACTCGAAGCACTAGAGGGACGAATAGCAGAGCGTGAAGCCAACGGTGAAGCGCCGAGCGAAACCATACTCTGGATGCGTCAGCGCATCATAGACAACATTGAGGAACTAGGGCGCAACCTAAAGAAGTTTTCAATCGAGGGGGCACAGATAACCGCCGATGGACAACTCGAATCGGCAATCCTTGCGAATGAGGCGAGCGGGAGCTTGGTTGAAACGGCGGCTGGTCGTAAACCGGCTGGCGTTACACTCGGAAGTTCATGGACAACCCTGCCAGATGAAAGCCTCCAAGCCTTTGTCGGTTTTTCGGGTGATGGAAGCCCTCTGGATCAGTTATTTGCGACCATACCGCAGGTAACCACCGACGCTATGCAGATGGCTTTGGTACAGGGAATCAGTCTTGGTGAAGGTCCACGAACGGTTGCACGGCGTGTACGCAAAGCAGCTGACATCGGCAGGAGCCGTGCAGAGACTATTGCACGTACCGAGATGATACGGAGCGCCCGTGAAGCGCAACGGCAACTCTATACGCAGAACTACGCAGTGCAGGGATACCGACGGCAGGCTACCCAAGATAGCCTGGTTTGTTTAGCCTGTCTGGCATTGTCTGGCACTCTACACAAGACAGATGAAATCATGCCTAGCCACCCGAACTGCCGGTGCGTAATGATTCCTGAGACCTTGTCATGGGCAGAGATTACCGGGGATAGTTCCATACCTGACACACGTCCAGAGGTAGCAACACCTGATCGTATTCTTGCCGGTCTGTCGGATGCTGACAAGATGGCTATCATGGGACCGACTCGGTATCAGATGTACATGGATGGCAAACCGCTTGACAGTTTCGTGCAGGTGGAGCAGAACCAAGACTGGGGACCTACAACCCGTGTACTGCCACTACGTAGCCTCATATAGGGTGTGTGGGATACTTAGCACATGGACCTGCTTACCATCTACAGTGATGCGATAAAGAGTGACCGCCTTGGAAGCGTCAAAGGCTACCTCGTGCGCTTTGGCTCTCCTGATGCAACCGATCTAGAGGGTGATTACTTCACCCAGTCTACAGACTTTGGTTTCCCCATCAAAGCCGGTGAGCGTGTTCCTTTGAATGTGTATTATCACCACGGCATGGATAAATTTGTAGGCAAGAAGTCTATCGGTACTGGCTTTGTCAAGATGGACGAGACCGGGCTCTGGTACGAAGCACAGCTGGACATGGCAGACTCCTACGGCGAGATGATTGCAAAACTCTGCAAACAAGGCAAGATGGGTTATTCGTCTGGTGCTGCTGGTCACATGGTCGAGCGTAAGAGCGTAGGCAAGGCAAGCGAGATTACCCGTTGGTGCATCGCTGAGGCAAGCATTACGCCCACACCTGCCGAATACCGAAACTCAGTAAAGAGCCTGGAGG